TGCTTCAAATAAAGTTTCTCCAGTTGCACTTGTTGTTTTCAACTGAACCACTCCTGAAGTAGCTAAGCCCGACAAAATAATTCCTTTCAATCTTACTGGTGGTGCGATAACCACATCAGAAGTTGCTGCAGAAACTATTGTTGCTTGTATATCAGCTTTAGCTGCCATAGTGTTCTCCTTTTAATTTATTAAGCTATTGTTGCACCTTGAACTGAAGTCGCAACCCAACCAATGGCGCTGTTCCAAACTAAAGTAACTGATTCAGCTACCGCATCGAAAGCAATTGTTGTTCCACTAGCAAAAGTAGCTGGAGTAACTGTTGCAGTTCCACCACCATCAACAATCATGTTAATGATTTTAACTTGTCCTGAAGTAGTTCCGTCAGCTAAAGTTACTGCTGCAGCACCTGCTCCTGTAGTAAGTTCTGTTACTAAGTTAGTAAGGTCAGCAGCTCCAGCACCTGATAGTTCTTGAACACCACCAGTGATAGTTGCTCCGTAAGTAGCACCTACTGTGATAGCACCTGTTGTTCCATTTTTTGTGATTGATTCAAAACCATTTTCCGATCGGACTGGTCCTGAAAAAGTAGTATTAGCCATAATATTCTCCTTTGTGTATAGCCTTCGCCATGTAGTCTCTATACCGTCTGCCTAGCCAGTCTACATAACAAATTAATTAATCTAGGTCTTTGAATTATACATAAAAAAAGGGGCGATGTAAAACACCGCCCCTTCTAATTAATACTGTTAGTATTTATTAACTAGTTGGTAAGTTTCCGTTACCAAAAATACATCTTGGATCAGAGAATCCAAAAGAGTATCTTTCTCTAGCTTTAAATCTCATGTTACCAGTATCGAAGTCACCTTCCATCGCTGTTTTGATTGGCGATCTAACGAACATTTTCATTCCGTTAGGCACGTCAGTCATCAAGAAGTATGAATCAGTGTCAGTTAAAAAGTTATTAACTCTGTAACCTTCTGGTACCATACCCATTGAACCGATGGCATTGATGTCATTATCAGCAGTTCCAACTCTCATTGGAGACTTCATGATTCTCTCAGCAGTAAATTGTAATTCTTTTGGAATTATCATTTTTCTACCTGAAGCAGCAATTTTTAGACCTCTTTCGTCTACAAATCCTGCAATGTCAATCAATGATTGCTCAAGTGAAGTTTCGTTAAGGTCTGCAGCAGTTGCAAGAACGTTTGAGAAAGTTCCACCAGTTGCTAATGGGTGAGCATTGTTAATTAACGATACTCCATCACCACCAGTAACAGTTGTTACTTGCGCGTTGTTCAATACGTTTGCAGCTTTAACTTGCTTCGTATTTGCCATAGATCTTGCAAGAGCTCTTGTGTATCTGCCCGCAAGTCTATCGTATAGGTTATCTTCGATCGCTTCTTCAGTGATAGCAAATGCTAAAGCGATTGTTTCGTGGTTGTATCTAGCTGTGAAAGTTTCACCTGCTTGATCGAACACTACTCCAGCACCTTCTTGTTTAGTTGGTGCAGAAGCGAAACCGCTTAACATTACTTCTTCTTCAAAAGCTCTGTCAGATGTTTCAGTAGTATAAATTTCAGCATGCTGATTTTCATATCTACTATATTCCAGGCCGAATAAAGCATTCAAACCTGGCTCTAGTTCTTTAACTAGTTGTGATCGTGAAATGGCCATAGTTATTCTCCTTTATCCTATATACCTGTACCACTTCTGTAGAAGTGATTGTTGATTCTAACAAGAATGTTAGCATTTGAAGTCGCAGTATCAGAATTATCTGGGTCCTGTGAAATGTCAATTGCTTGTACAACAAATGTAGATGCAGTACCTGTAGCAGATACATCTAATTGTACTTTTGATATTCCTGTTTGTGTTACACCTGTAGTGTTAGTAACAGAGTAGTTAGCATACAGATTAGCTCTTGTGAAAGCCTCATCAGCATCCATTAAAAACACAGCATCTGGATCATCAACAACGAACGCAGTAATGTCGCTCGCTACCACTGAACCAGGGTAGTAGTTTTTGTATGTCGGCTTTTGAGTAGTTGGATCTGTATAAAACACTCCGTTAAAAACGCCCACAACAGCAGCACTAGTACCAGCAGTATGTCTTTCAATATTTCCTGCAGCAGTTGGTACAACCAAATCGCCTTGGAAAATTGCAGTGCCATAGTTACTAGCAATTGTGTATCTGTTTTGAGCTCCTACTAATGGTGTTCCGTCTAGTTTTCTGTACGGTCTTAGACCGAACTTTTCACTTACGTTTGCCATAGTTGTTTTCTCCTATTATGTTTATATTATCCAAGCTACATCGGGTAGGTAATGCAAAAAAATTATTTTTTACGACTACCACCAAAGGTAACTCTAGACTGCCTATTAATATTAATGGGCATGTCCGGGTGTTGCTCCTTCATAAGATCCCTATCAATCGCGTCCGTTCTGTCTTGAGTAATTTTTCTAAAATACTCAGCGCGTTGTTTCAAAATCTCCTCCGGTATCCTTGCCAACACAAGGCCACCAATTCCGATTAAACCAGCGTGTTTTCCTTCATGGATAACAGGGTAGTCATTTTCACCGATCTCACTTAAAATAGTTTCGGCTTTAACGAATTCCCAACCTTCTCTCAGTTTCTTAGATACATTACCTGGATCTTCGAATCCTGCAGTTGAAGTTCTTATCCATCTGTGTGCATAACCATGCGGTGCAGCTGGCGCATCCAAACTGGATGGTGGAGTCCAATCTTTTTTACGAGTTGATTTTTCTCTCGTACTAGACCCGCGTGAAGTTTTGTAGTTTTCCATTTTAAGCTCCTTCCTTCACGTATTTTGCGTATTCCTCTAGTGGCACCCCTAATTTCTTAGCGATAACTACCTGCGACTTGGTGAGTTTCACAGACTTGCGTCCACCTGACCTTCTACTAACAGAAGCTACATTCTGGACGGGTGCAGCTTTAGTTGTTTCTTCAGCAGAAGATTGAGCAAATTTCTGAGGGAAATACTCCTTCATACGTTTGTTGATTTGATTATAGTATTCATCACTCTCAGATTCAATCCCCTCCTGCAACAGGTCTTCATGTATTCCCATAGCTGCAGAAGTCATAACTCTATCAGATCCAAACCAATTATTATCTTCAGCCCATTGCTGTGCTTTATAGCTAATTTGAGGTTGTGGAGCCTGTGAGTCTTGAACAGGTTGTGATTCTACTTCTTTTTTCCTTGACTCTTTGTCCTGTAGAGTCATTGAAACTTTTTCTTTTTCAACTGCTAATTTAGTCAAAGTATCCTGAGCTTCTGTAATTGCATCAGTATCCTGTGAGTCATAAGCAGATTTTAATGCAGCTTTTGCTTTATCTCTTTCAGCATCAATTCTTGCATTATATTCTTTTAGATAATTAGTATCAGTTTCTTCAAACTGATTTTGAACATTATCATATTTGTTTTTTAAACCTTTCGCATAATCAAGCGCTGCTCTTTCTTTTCGCTCAGCTTCTTTTATTTGAAAAGTTAATTTCTTAATCCTTTTTTGAACTTTTTCAGAATAGCCTTCTAAGTCAGCATATTCCGAATCTGTTTCTTCGTGTCTTTGTTCAAATTTAGGTTTTGTTTCTTTTGGTTCAACTTCTTCAGATGCTTTAGCCTCATTCAAAAGTTCTTTAGCAGTTTTTTGATTTGATACATCTGTATACCCAAGATCAACATCTTCTTTTTTTTCAAAAGCAGTTGTATCCTCTTGAGGTGTTTCTACGTTAATTGTTTGTTCATTTACTCCATCTGTATCTATTTCAACAGATGCTTGATTGTTTTCTTCAGCCATTTAATCCTCCTTAATAATGGTGCAAAATATCGTTGGGGTCGCTTATAGTTGAAATGACTTCATCATCATTTAAAACTCTAACTTCTCCTCCGTCTATTTTGAATCTTGAACCTGCGTACCTACTAAAAATTATCCATTCATTTAGTTTGCACCAAGGCCCTTTAGGAAATTTTTCTTTGTCGTGATAACAAAGGTCTCCCATTTTAAGCACAAGACCACACACTGTAGTCATTTGTATTGTTTCTTGCGTTGTATCAGATAACCACAAACCACCTTTGGTTTTCTTTGGTCCTGCAAAAGGCAGAACTAAAAGTCTGTATCCAGTTGGTGTTGGTAATTTATCTAATGTTGATTTGTCGATCGCTTTTGGATCAAGGACTGTTTCTACTTCATCTTTTGCCTTGTAGGCATCGAGAAGAGCTTCAGTCCGTTTCGGTGTCTCCGTGGACTTCATCTTCATACTCCGTTGTTGACAGCAGGTCTTTAAGACTCTGTTGCAGATCTTCTAATGATCTGATTTGACCCCTAACATATTGTAGTTTCTCCATGGTGTCAACACTATATATAGCGTATGATTTTAGTTTCTCGATTTCTAATTTAATTTTTTTCTGAACAAGTGATATTGTATCAATATCCACTATTTTAACCTTTGTAACATAATTTTGTTTTCTCCAGACTCTAGAATATTAAATCCAAAATATACAAGTGCTTTGGATATATCTTCCATTCCATATTTTTTATAATCATCAAAAATAAATCTAGTTCCTTTTCTAGATCTGTCTGCAAACCACACAGCTTCTCTAATAACGTCTTTAGTCATGTGAGGACCATCGAAATGCACCAGGTCATATACTAACGGCTGTGTTGCAAAGTAATTCATGTAATCAATATCTTTCATATGAAAGAAAGTAAATTCATTATGATCAGAAAAATCTTTTTGCATTTCTAATCTCATGGAGTCTGTGTAATCTGCTGTGTATTCTCCAGAATTATCGTAATGTTGGTATTTTAAATTACCGTAGGGATCAATTCCAATATGCTGATAAGGTATTTTTCCTATTCTAGCTTTGAGACCTAACATTATAACCTTAGATCCTAAACCTTCTCTTACACCAATCTCACATGTGGTAACTGATTTAGGTTCTGTAAAAAAGGGTAATGTCTCACACCACTTTTTAAGTAGTTCGTATTCTGTGCTATCACCTCTGATGGTCATAGCAGTTATATAGATTAGTTTAAATCAAGAAGCAATTAAAAAACGCCTTCGAATTTGCCACCTTTAATAGCGCAACCCATTCCTCTAGTTTTAGCTTCACCACCTTTTGAAAATTGACCGTAGTTATCTTCTTTAGGAGGTAATCTTTTCTGATTTTTTCTTGGTTCTGGTTTTTTTGGAGTAGGTGGAGTTTCAAACTTACCATATTTAGGAACTGGTCTACCTCTACCTGCATCTCCATAAGCACTTGTAGTTGTATCTACCCTCATTGATCTTGAAGGCTCAACAATAACCTCATCTCTAAGTTTTAAATCTTTTTTAGGATCTATTCTTTCATGTCTTTTTCTATCTTTTCTAGGCATTATATTTTTCCTTGTGATTTTAATCTTTTTATATCACCTTTTGTAAGACCTGTTAAGTCTACCTTAGGTTTTACCGATGTAATGTCTGGTGACACTCTTTTCGGTTTAAATAAGTTTTTTAT